ATCACCCTAGTACTTGCTTTAATTGCACCACTAGATGTATCATACATTAATATTAATCCAATATTCGGTGCTGGTTTTCCATCAGCACCTGTCGCATCTTTACCAGCTAATAACAAAATATTGTCTTCTGCTATAAATAAATGAGACTTTTCAGTTATATTTACATAGTAACTTTTAGTATATACAAGTTTAAACTTGCTTATAATTTCAATTTTATTTGATTTAGGAGAAGATTCCCCTATATCTCCAATTACCTCAATTTTATTATCTGTAGTTAGAATTATATAGTTGCCAGCAACCCTTAAAAGAACTAATCCAGCACCACTAGCAGACTCCTGATATCTATGAATGTGTGGACCTCTTGGATTGTCATAATGTGGACAATAAATTTGAATATGTTGAGTTTGTGTCTCTAATTGAGAATTATCATCTTTCATCAAAAATTCCAAACCATAACCAGACCTTATCTTTACATAAGCCTTTTTAGCAAATGGTGTTGGAACTCCACCTTCTCTTCTATCTGGCCCACATTGTTCATTTGTATGATCAATCATTTCAAAACGATGAGTGCTGGTTGATTCCATCGTAATTCCACGCTTTTCTCCAGCCACACATTTGGTTTCATCATGATCATTTAATTCAATTCTATTTCCATGAGCAGATAAAAGTTTTATTGCATTGTATTCACTTCTTACATTTGGAGTTCCATCCTTCTCCAAATCACTCATTTCAATCATATGCCCAGTGGCAGATTTCATATACATTCTGCCATCAAAGTGATCTGTGCATCCAAAATCAAATGGCTTCATGCTTCTTTCCCACTCTGGTTTTCCAGTTGGATCTTCTACTGAATCATCCATCACTATCGTATGACCAGCAACAGACATTAATTGTATTCCAGATTGTGGCAAATCACATTTATTATTTTGAGGTGTGCCTGTTCCTTTGTATGGACGACATTCATTTTGATTTTTGAAATAAGCATTTGCACCAATTTGCTTATTGTAATATTTGGATTTTGGATGACCTGTACTTGGATGACCACCAATTATTTTATCACCACAGACAGGAATTTCTTTTGCTCCTGTTATAATTGGGGCAATATTATGTGACTTCGCAGATTGTTCTGACAAAGCTATAGCTTGTTGTGATAAATCTTTATTATCTTTGTTGAATTGTGCATCTGTAGCTATAATTCCTCTATCTATTCCTAATTGTCGTGCCAAGTCTGGATATGGTTGTTCTGAAACACCATCAACACAACTAACATCGGCATCTATTAATCCGCATTCTGGATGCGACCATTGACCACAATAATGAAGATGATCATCTTTCATCATAAGCCAATTTCCGGTACTACTCATCAACTCTAATCTTTTCCATTTTCGATTACATTTTGGATCACCATCTACCATTTTTAACATATGCTTTTCTGGAGTTTTAAATCCATAAATGTTTGGATATGTGATAAGTTTTTGAGCTTCTGGCTTATCTGCAAAGTCTTGAACTGAGGTTAAGTCAAAACCATTGTAACTTTCTGTGTTCCAAGGAGGCAATACTTGAGATTCATCATTTGGTCCTACCAAATAACCTTTTCTATGACCTTCTGAAACTTTATAATATTCATCCATGAGTTGTTCACAACCCCATGTATGCTGCCCTTCTGGGCCTCTATTTCTATACCAAATTGTTCCTATATAATACGCAGCAGCCCTATGACCATTTTCAAAAACTATAGCAACAAATGAACCAGCAGGAGGAACCCAACTTAATCCAGAATCATCAAATCCTCCCATCGCAGATATTGGATTTGCCCATGGCAATTCTTTTACTGTTGCATTTGGATGATGTAGAATTGGACTGAAAAATCTAACTCTGTTTTGCTTCCATATGTCTATAGTTTCTAATACCAATCCAATATGCATTCCAAAAAGCATATCTTTCGTATCTGGAAATTTATTTCTTTGTTCCGATCTTCCTATTGCCATCTTTGTAAAGTCTGAGTCTCCAACTTGACTCTCTAAAGCTTGCAATTTTCTTTCTAATAAATCAATTTTTTCCTGTAATCCCATAAAACATCCTTATAAAAAAGCACTTTCCCCAGCAAAATTACCATCACCCTGACCATCTGGATTATAGCCACTATCATTATTTCCAAGTGGAGCATTGGAAGAAAGTTCTGCGTTTCCTGCTGGGAGAGTGACTTTTAATTTTGTAACAAATTTCCCAGCTTCTATTTGATGATCTACACCTTGAACCATCCATCTTTTATTAGACAAAACTGGATTCAATGGTGGATCTGCCAACCATACACATTCGCCAGATCCACCAGTAATTGCAAATGGACTTACTACTGCTATTGAAACATATCTTCCTGCAACATCAGCAAGAGTAAACCAACTCGGATCACCAATTATTGTCAATTCTGCTTCTATAGTCTTTTTTAATTCAAGGGATTTATTTGCCGTAATGTTAGCAGCATTAGCTTCTTCGGCATTTGCAGCACGAACTTCTGGTGGTATAGTATTTGCTTCGGCAGGTATTGATATAGTGTTACCAGAACCGCTTGGTTCAATTGGAAGTGAGTCTAATGGTGGTTTTGCTTTTATAAGATTACCACTTGAAGATCCACCAGCTACACCGCCATGACCACCAGCATCTAAAACCCATTCTATATCTGGGGTAAATGATAATACATTAGAGCAATTTCCCCCATTTACTATGTAGCTTGCTTTAATACCAGAACATCCACAATTTTCACCATCGCCAGTACAAGCATCATCTTCTTGTATGATTAATTTTACATCTACTGGGTCATATTTAAAATAAACGCCTTTACCTGATAGTGTTTTAACAACACTTACCCAATTTCTTATTGTTGAAAGAAGTGGAAGTTCATTCGCTTGCCATGCTGACTTTGGTCCTTTTCCTTCTTTGTCTTCGCTCAATTCAAATTCTAAGTTACCACCATCAGCACTCCTAAATTCAACATCAATAACTGGATCATTGTTATCACAAAGCTGTTTTACTGCTTGTTTTAAATCAATAAGATTATCTTCGCTTCCCTCGTCTTTTTCCACTCTTCTACTAAAACTTCTGATGAGCAAATCAGTACATGTTAATTTTATTTTCGTAACACCAGAATCAATATTTGTACTTAACTTTGTTGGCAAAATTTTTATATGTGGTGACTCCGAACCAATCTGGGCTGCTTCTCCACAATTTCTTTTAATCCATCCAAATTTAAACCAACATTGATTTATATCTTCGGGAGCTTCTTTAATTGATTTGTTTATTACATCTAAAAGCTCTTTATATCCAGTTGCACCCTCTGCAATAAGTTCGAATTCACAAGTTATTCCACCCTGACCTTGAGCAAGACCATATTGCATTGACTTTAATGCAACTTTATGAGGATCTTTATCATATGATTCATTTCCACATTTAAATAACATTCCTTTTAAATATAATTCAAAAAAAGGAGCAAAAACATGTCCAGCCATTGGTTTTTCTGGTGGCAAACATTTAAGATATTTAGCTGCTTCTTTTCCTACAGTACAAGCCATATTGCCTCATTAGAAAATTGAATTTGGTATGTATATGCTAATACCAGATTTGAAATCATATATGTCTTTTATGTTATTTGCTTCCATAATTTTCCACCAAAATATAGTTGTTCCATAAAAATCAGCAGATACTAAATCTGGTCTATATTCATATGATTTATTTATTACTGTGTATTTGTCTTGACTACTTGATTCTATGTCACTTTTTTTATATGTTGGAAATGTTATGTACTTTTGCGCACCATAGTAAATTACTTCTGAGTCATAATACCTACTACCAGAAGGAACAAATTTTTTAGCTTTTATTTTTGTATACTCTATATTGTTTGCCATTATTCGGTTTCTCCCCTTACAACATCATCTGCATATGGTAATTTACTAGATTTATATACAGCTTCAAAAGTCAAAGAAACATCTAATTTATAAGGTATTCCAGTATCTTCATCCCATGGAACGCCTGGATCAAACTTAACATTATAACTTTTTAAAACTACGCACAAATCGTTTTTTTCCAATAGATCAAAACATTTTAATTTCATTATTGGAGGAGGAGAATAAAATCCACCAGTTCCTTTTTCTGGATAGACATGAGCCTCTAGCCATCTTAATGTTTCTAAAATGGCTTGGGCAGATTGATTTCCACTTTCTTCTTGTACAAACATATGTAAATCTACATTTATAGATCTATTTTCAGAATAAGCATAGTTTTTAAATGGTGCAGTTCTTCCTATTGCTGATTCATCTGTATAATTTGCTGATTTAGAATCACTTATATCTGGGATATTATCAAAAATTAATTTAGTGTTATTACCCATCGAATACATTGGTCCATTTGATTGTAAATCGCTTTCTATATAGCAGTTTTCTATTGGTTGTAAATTGCCACCTTTAAGTGTTGCTTTCATGTCATCCTTTTATTTTAGATAGTACCAGATCCAATATTGCCAACTTGCTTATTGGCTCCTTGGAAGAACCCACCATAAGGCCATTTTGGATTCATTAAAGGCTTATTTCCTACTTTTTTA